ATATGGCCTACGTGCTAGAGTTCGCAGACCGGCTGTTTGAAGGTGATGTTGAATTCATTGACAAAGATGTTAGGTTAGTCATAAGCCTGAAAGATCTGACCTATCTCGACGGAGTGCAGGTCGACTATCAGAAGAAAGGTCTTAACGAGGGATTTGAGTTCATAAATCCCAACGAATCTGCACGCTGTGGTTGTGGCGAATCATTTACTGTCTAGTTTCAAAATATTCAAAAATTGGGTTAATTATTTCCTTGGTTAGTCGATCCATTATTATACCCCTATCAAAAAATAAATCATGATTGTGTTGTAATTTATCTAGTGTAATTTGATCATAGGGTATATGATTATAATTTCTAATACTAGATATGACTTTTTCAAATCGAACATCAAAATCTATAGAAATATCATAAGTTTCGTCAAACAAATTTTCATAAGTTTCAAATCCGTTATCCCTTAGGTGCTGTAATATTCCAGATTGCCCAAGTATTACAAACGGGTGATAGAAGGCCAATGGTTTATATGTTTTTTCGGATATGAAAAAATATTCTGTATCAACTCTTGTTTCCGCAACTATGCTAAAATATGTATCATTATACCAACTCGGATTAAAATGATTGTATCTGGATGAACTAAAAACTTCATCATCGGGTAAATATATGCCTTTATCAACATAGCTGTAAATTAAGTTATCTAACAGATCAGCCATACTATTTACTAATTGATCACGATACGGTTTGTAATTCCACAATGGCATCAAAGCTAATTTTTTATATGTTTTGTTAGGAATATAATTTTGTTGTCCTATAGAAATATAATATAAAGATTCACTGTACCAAAACCAATTTTTATTAGTTAGTAGCATAGAATTATTTAAACTGTTGGCAGGACCACTGTTCCATAAGTGTTCTGTGATTATTTTATAATTTTGATCTTGAAAAGGTCTGGCCCAGTCTGATTCGTTCGCGCTATACATAACAACAGTATTCGACTTATCATAAGTTGGATTATCTTCAATGAAAATAACTTTAAAAAAATCGTGTAGGATATCTACTATCCAATAATTATTGAAACTATTGCGATTATTGTGTGATAATAATAAATTAATTTTTTCCATATAAACTATTTACTTTAATAGAGAGAAGCTATATACTATTAATATGCTTATAGAAAAATACAACTATACCACCATTAATCGAGAATCAATGGAAGGTAAACGTCTTTATACTCTGCCAGATGGTAGTAAAGTCCCTTCAGTAACTACGATTCTTGACAAGACGAAACCACAAGAAAAACGAGAAGCTCTTGCTAATTGGCGTAAATCAGTAGGTGAAAAACGTGCTACTGAAATTACTACAGAAGCCGCAGGGAGAGGTACACGTATGCACAAGTTCTTAGAAGATTATGTGCGTAACAATCGAACACTAAATGATCCAGGATCAAATCCCTACAGCGTTGAAGCACACAGCATGGCCCGTGAGATCATAGACAATGGGCTTGTAAAAGTGCAGGAAGTATGGGGTATAGAAGTGCCTTTATATGTTCCAGGACTTTATGCAGGTACTACAGATGCTTGTGGCTTATATCAGGGTCAACCCTCGATTTTAGACTACAAACAGACTAATAAACCCAAGAAAACCGAGTGGATTGAAGACTATTTCCTTCAATTATGCGCCTATGCAGCCGCTCATAACGAAGTCCATGGAACTGATATACGTCAGGGGGTAATACTTATGGCAGTAGCACCAAAACCCAACGAACGTCCAGAATTCCAACACTGGGTTTTACAGGGCAACGAATGGAATATTTGTATGGATCGCTGGTTCGATAGAGTTGAGCAGTATTATAAGTTAGCATAAATACTAGATAACGACTTAAGGTGACAACATGGCTGTTTTAGAAGTAGCAAAGATACAGGTACGCAGTGGACTCCAAGAAAATCTTCCAGCACTAGATACAGGTGAATTTGGTTGGTGTGTAGACACACAACGCCTATTCATTGGTAAAGGCACGCTAGCAGAAGGTGCACCAGAAACTGGTGTAACCGAGATCTTAACAGAATACAGTATTGGTCTTATTAGTATAGATATTGCTACGCTTGAAGCAAATGTCGCTAATCTTACAGCTAATGTTACTACACTACAGTCAAACGTAGCGGCTTTACAAACAGCTATATTGTTTAATTCAGTTACCTTGTCAGATAATACTAGTGCGGCTAATGTGATCTACAGTGGAAATAATGTAGTCCAAATAACTACACTAAAATCAGACAGCTTAGAATACAGTATAACCAGAGGCACAACCAGCAGAGTTGGTACAATTAAAGTAACTAACTCAAACGGTGTTCCGTATTTTGAAGATGACTATAGTGAAACAGCAGTCACTGGAGTTACACTAAATTTTGCTAATATTGGCGGAAACGCAGTTCTACAATACACCACTACTTCTACTGGTAGTGATGCTACATTCAACTATCAGCTAACAACCTACACGGTCTAAACCATGTGGACGAATTTTTGGAATCTGCGTGTCAATGATAGACTTGCAGAATGGAAAGATTTTCGACACAAACTAAGTGATTTACCTAGAGATCAAGCTATCCAAGAGCTTAATACGTTATGGAGCACTGCTCCTTACGTAACCTATTATTTGGACCCAAGTGACCCAACAAGTTGGCCAGATCCCTGGACCTTGTTAGCCGAAAATTACTATTGTAACGTTGCAAAATCATTAGGAATAGTATATACTATATACTTTACCAGCCATAGAAATATGGCGATGGACTTGCGTGTTTACTATGATTACAAGGACAAGGAACGTTATACAGTAGCCTATTTGGATCAAGGAAAATATATTCTTAATTACTGGCCCTACGAAATAGTAAATACAAAACAAGTAGAAGAAAAGCAGATGCACCTGCTTTATCAATATTCAAGCACAGATTTAAAGTTAGACAAATATTAAAACAAGAGGTTTCAAGTGAGCACTATTCAAGTCAAGAAACGCAGTGGGCAGGTCGTACCACTAGATTTAACAAAATGGCAGGCACAGGTAGCCAAAGTATGTCAAGGCGTAGCCGATGTCAGCCAGTCAATGATTGAAATCAAAGCTCAACCACATTTTTACGATGGTATCAGCACACGTGAAATTGATGAAATTACTCTACGTGCTATCGTTGACCTAATTGACGTAGAACATAATCCAGATGTTGGTCATACTAACTATCAATTCGTAGCAGGAAAACAAAGACTGTCAATGCTACGCAAAGATATATATGGTGACTATCAAGTTCCACACTTATACGAAATCGTTAAAACTAATGTAGCCACTGGACTATACACAGAAGAATTATTATCTTGGTACACAGAAGATGAGTGGAACAAGATGGAAGAACTTATTGATCATGCTAAAGATGAAGACTATAGCTATGCGGCCATCGAACAACTAATTGAAAAATATCTAGTTAAAAATCGTTCAACAAAACAGATTTATGAAACACCACAGATTCGCTATATGGTCGCCGCTGCCACGGTGTTCCACAAAGAGAATCCCAGTCAAAGACTAAAATACATTAAAGATTACTATACCTGCGCCAGTGACGGATTGTTCACGCTCGCCACTCCAGTACTCGCTGGCTTGGGTACCCCTACAAAACAATTTAGCAGTTGTGTGCTAATTAAATCAGATGATGATTTGGATAGCATATTTGCATCCGGAGAGATGATGGCCAAGTATGCCAGCAAACGTGCTGGCATTGGTCTAGAGATAGGTCGTTTGCGCCCATTGGGGAGTCCTATACGAGGCGGGGAAATCATGCACACTGGTATGATCCCCTTCCTTAAGAAGTGGTTTGGTGACTTACGTAGTTGTTCACAAGGCGGCATTCGTAATGCAAGTGCTACGGTATTTTATCCTATATGGCATCATCAGTTTGATGACCTAATAGTATTAAAGAACAATCAAGGCACAGAAGAAACACGTGTGCGTCACATGGATTATGGTGTGGTATTAAACGCTATGTTCTGGAGACGTTTTAAGAATAAAGAAAATATCACATTCTTTGATCCTAACGAAGTACCTGACTTGTATGAAGCGTTCTATAAAAATACAAAACTTTTTGAAGAGTTGTACGTTAAGTATGAACGTCAAAAAGGTCTGCGTAAAAAAGTTCTAAGTGCAGAAGAAGTATTCAAAGGTGGCATACTAAAAGAACGTACAGACACAGGTCGTATCTATCTTGTGTTTATCGACAATGTTATGAAACAAGGCCCATTTGATCCGGAATATCATACCATCTATCAAAGTAATCTCTGTTGCGAAATTTTACTACCCACTAAGAGTTTCAAACGCTTAGATGACGCCAATGGTCGCATTGCCCTGTGTACACTTGGTAGTATCAATTGGGGAGCATTCCGCAACCCAGAAGATATGAAACGTGCTTGTCGCATTCTACAACGTAGTCTATGTAATATTTTAGATTACCAAGACTTCTTAAGCATACAAAGTAAATTAAGCAACGATGAGATACAACCACTAGGTATCGGTATTACCAATCTTGCTTATTGGCATGCTAAAAAGAATCTACGCTATGGCGAGAAAGATGCGCTACAAGAAGTTAAAACGTGGATAGAACATCAGGCATTCTACTTAACAGAAGCAACGGTGGAGCTGGCTAAAGAACGTGGGGCATGTCTACACAGCGAACACACACGTTATGGTAAAGGTTATTTCCCCTGGGAGAATCGTGCTAAAGGTGTAAACAAACTTGCTGACTTTACTCCGACACGTGAACTAGATTGGGAACAACTACGTAGCGATATGCGCTCATATGGTGTGCGTAATGCTACACTGATGGCTATCGCTCCTGTTGAAAGTTCAAGTGTGGTAATTGGTTCAACCAATGGTATTGAAATGCCTATGAGTTTGATTTCAGTTAAAGAATCTAAAGCAGGTAGTTTCATACAGGTAGTACCAGAATACAATAAACTAAAAAATCGTTATCAACTTATGTGGGAACAAACTGACTGCGATGGTTATTTAAAAACTGCGGCAGTGTTAGCGGCTTATGTGGATCAAAGCATTAGTACAAATACTTTCTACAACCCAGCACATTGGGCGGATCGTAAAGTACCAAGCACGTTAATAGCTAAGAATTTAATGCAGGCACATGCTTGGGGTATCAAGACATTCTACTACAGCCTGATCAATAAACAAGGTGCAAAAGCAGATGCGGAAATTGCACCAACATTAGCGGCACAACCAGATGAAACCGATGACGATTGCGAGGCATGTAAACTATGAGTAAAGAACAATATAATTTATCAACAAAGACTAACTATCTACAACGTAAGATGTTCCTGGATCCAGCAGGTCCTGTGACTATCCAACGTTTTGAAGAAGTAAAATATAACAAGATTGCTAACTTTGAAACCACTGCTAGAGGATTCTTTTGGCAACCAGAAGAGGTCAGCTTGACCAAAGACAGTCAAGATTTCAAAGATGCCAGCGATGCTGTTAAACATATCTTTACCAGCAATCTTCTGCGTCAGACAGCCTTAGACAGCCTACAAGGCCGTGCGCCTAATCAGGTATTTGGACCAGTGGTGAGTCTGCCAGAACTAGAAGCACTTATCAGTAACTGGAGTTTCTTTGAAACTAATATACACAGCAAGAGTTACAGTCATATTATCCGTAACATCTACAACGTGCCTAAAGATGTATTTAACACTATCCATGACACTGAAGAGATCGTAGGCATGGCCAGTAACATCGGCAACTACTATGATAAGTTACATGTGATTAATTGTCGTAAAGAAATGGGTAATAAGATAGATGAACGTGATCACATCAAAGCCATATGGTTAGCTCTACATGCTAGTTATGGTTTAGAAGCATTCCGTTTTATGGTATCATTTGCTACAAGTTTGGCTATGGTCGAAAACAAGATTTTCATTGGCAATGGTAATATTATCAGCTTGATCTTGCAAGACGAATTATTACATAAAGAATGGACGGCTTTCTTGATCAATCAAGTAGTTAAAGAAGATACACGTTTTGCAGATATCAAAGCAGAATGTGAAGCTGAGGTTTACTCTATGTATCTTGACGTTATCAATGAAGAAAAGGCCTGGGCAGACTACTTGTTTAAGCTAGGTCCAGTTATTGGACTCAACGCTGCTATCTTAAAAGAGTTTGTAGACTACACAGCGGTAGGAGCACTTAAAGAAATTGGTATCAAGTACAGTAATCCTGCACCTAAGACCACACCTATACCTTGGTTTAACAAACACAGCGATACTAGCAAGAAACAGACAGCCTTACAAGAAAATGAATCAACAAATTATGTGATCGGAGTCATGGGCGAAAATGTCGAGTATGATGATTTACCAGAACTATAGGAAATTGTCATGGCAATTAGATGGAAATTTGAATATTATACAACTGATGGTAGTAGTTTTATAAGTTTAGATGAATGGATAGCTACATTAACTCAAGAAGAACAAGAAATTTATAAGGCAGCTGATCTTAGACAAAAACAGTATAGACAAGAAAAAATAAATGAGGGAAATCTAGTAGTACTAGAAGATAGCTATGTTTGGAAAGATTCAGGTGCTGAAAAAATTAATAAACTACTAGATCCAATTTGGTCAGAGTATTTTGATCGTTGGCAACAAGAAACAAAATCTGGTGTCAGAATGAAAAGACAAGAAATTTAAGTGAGAGGAAAATGCTAACAGTATACAGTAAAAATTATTGCCCTTTTTGCGACAAGGCCAAACATCTACTTAAGACCAATGGATTTGAATTTAAAGAAATCAAGATAGATGAAGATCAAGATGCACGTGAGTGGTTAATCGCACAAGGACATCGTACTGCCCCACAAATCTACTTAGGTGAAACATTATTTGTAGAAGGTGGATATCAAGGATTAGAAAAATTAACTGTAGAACAAATTCAAGAACGCATAGGAGCATTAAGTGTTAGTAACTAACAAATATGATAAAGATACTATTGTAAGTTTTAAAATTGTCAATGGTGATGAAATAGTTGCCAAAGTCATTGAAGAAACAGATGATAGTTTTGTATTAAGCAAACCCACAACTGTTATGCCTAGCCAACAGGGGTTAGGACTGCTACAAAGTCTATTTACAAGTGACTTAAATAAGACTATAGCATTAAGTAAAACACACGTGATGATGCACGCACCTACAATAGAAGATGTGCGTAATCACTACATTAAGACCACAACAGGTATCGAACCTGTGACTAAGGGTGGCATTATAACATAGGAAATACATTGTGTCTTCAGAACACGACATAAGTCTGGTAACATCACAAGCAGGTTCTGTAGTCGCAGAGAATCAGCATGTTACCTTGGGCACAGCATCTGGTAGTATAACCCCATCGACTGCTATGGCTATGATTGGTATTAATCAAAATGTAGCATTGGCAATTGATGCGAATGTTACAGCCGCTAAAGATAAATTAACCACTATATCAGCTAATGTTGGTGGTAGTTATTCGGCGGATGAAGTCGCAGCCGCAACTATAGCTCTTGGCAGTTTAAATAGCCTACAATCGAGTTTAGGATTTGGCGGTAGCCCGAATCAAGCTGGGTTTGGTAGTTTCCTAAGCCAAGCACACAATCATGTTAAAGACAGTATTAATCTTAGACAGTCGACTGACTTTATGGCCAATAGCCAATGGAGCGATTTCGGAACCGGCATCACTAATATGTCCAGCAGTGTTGAACGTGGATTAACTAGCCAGATAGGTAGTTTTAAAGGTTCTGGGGCTGCTGTTGCATCGACTGGCACAATGTTTAATAATATTGATATTAAAAACTTTGGCACACCTACTGGATTAGTGCAGGCACTACAAAACAACAAACTGGCCAATGCTACAGGAGTAAATCAAAAACTAGTAGATGCTGGTGTTGATTTAAATGATCTTGACAATCCTGTATATAAAGATCAAATAGCTAACGTGTTAGGAAGTATTAAGGATCCTACAGCCATCAATGTCACTGCTGATCAGATGAATATAACTAATCCTTTTGCAGGCTTACCTAGTTATACGGGTGATGACAGTAGTTTATACAACACACAAAATGCTCTTGGCGGTAGTTCCGCTCGAGCACCAACTGCGACTACTATACCTACCGCAGGTACTTCTGCATTCGGGGCTCCGACTACTACAGGGTTTCCCACAGTGTCAGGTACTAGTACCACAGGTACAGCATTTGGGTCTACAAATGCTCCTACTCTGGCTGCTGGAGATGCGGGCGGTATCCAGAGTCTCAGAGATCTCAGCGATTATACAAAATTAGCCAATCCTAGTGATGTTGCTGGATTTAGTGGAACAGACGCACTAGTATCAAAATTTAAAGACATGGGTGCGGGGTCTATAATCAGTGCGAATGCGGCCCCAGATTTTTTCAGCAAGATCCAAACTACCACAACTCCCAAAATGGATACAGCACATCCAACGCTTACAGATTTAATCAAGAGTAATCAACCTAGTTTTGATTCTATGACGGGAACAGGAAATGGTCCGAGAGGTGTACCTAGTTTGTTTGACTTCGCACAGCACGTAGGTGGAGGTCCTGATATTACAGCATTTAATACCAGTGATAGTGATGTTGGATCTATAACAGCTTTTAATAATTCAATTACTAAAGCCACTAGTTTATGGTCTACAGCAGGTGTAGATCTAACAGCACCTCCACCAAACTCCTTAGGAAGCTCGATGGCCTTTGCTACTAATCTACACAAATATGGTGCAGATAAAAGCGGTAGTGGTGTAGCAGAACTACTCTCTAATATGGCTAATGGATCTAGCAAATATGGTGAAAGTGTCAAGGCTAGCTTGGCAGAAGGCAATAATAATAAACTATTCCAACTAAACGGTATGGGTCCAATCAAAACTAATCCTTTTGAGGGATTACCTGCAGCACAAGGTGAAAACAGTCTTGAAAATGGACCTAAAATGTTGGGTGGTGGGGGCGGTCCACCACCTACTCCTAGCAGAGGAACAGTTTCAGGTTCATCACGTCAGGGTGGATCATTTGGATCAGATCAGATACAAGGACAAGTAGGAACAGGCACAGCAGGCCTCAGAGGCACCCCCTTTGATCCATCAGGTGGAAGATAATTATGTATTTAAATCCCACAGTTGAATACAATCATATTAGCAAGTGGGCAGACAGTTTAATCGGCCGTAAGATAACTCCACGAAGCCTAGTAAAAATCTTAGGCAAACATCTAAACAAGCACCAACATCCTGTTCGCGTTAAACTCTACGCCGGTGCCAAAGGTGCTCTTGAACCAAATGAATGGACCATCGGTGCAGAATATGATCCAGGCTTAGATGAAGCACACAAGAAACAGTTCATTATAGATTTTATACTCAATCATCCTAAAACCGTTCCCATCGAGATCACAGCCGACATGGCTGATCAATTGGCCATGGATCTCGTAGAAACTCTGATACATGAATATGAACATCAGCGACAATTCCGTAGTCGCAGATATCGCTATCACAGGAACACTTATAAGAGTGATCACAGAGATCCAACCAAAAAAGCTGATCAAGAATACCTAGGTGATCCCGATGAGATAGACGCATACGCACAGAACATAGCGGCTAGACACTATTTAATGAAATATAAGTTAAATATTACTAGTGCAAGTAAAATCAACAGCCCAGACTTAAAACAATATTACAAGGCGTTTGGCAAGGATCATGAAATAACTAAACTATTACTGAAAAAGGTCAAGGCAAATATCAAATATTTTAAGGAGAACGATAATGGCAAAAATCACAGAAGAGCATTTAAACGACCACAATTTAAACGCAGATGAAGATGTGTTAGGTGACATCGCTCCTGAAGATTATGTTTTTGTTATTAAGCCCAACGGGGTTCTTAAAGGCATAAGTCTACCTGAAGTAGACACAGAAGCCAGTCCTGAAGTCGAAGAGATATTTAATTTCTTTATTAGTCAATCTGGCGGTAAGCATTATCTAGCCAGCACTACTATTCACTAGGCTACGCAATTCAAACATAGTAGCAATCACATCTCCCTCGTGTAAAATAGCCTTGCCGCCCGCACCACACCATTCCTCGATATTGCTAGGACGATCATCGATCAAGATATCACCTGGACGACAATGCTGACATTTCTCATTGCTGTGCGGACCAAACCATACAGGTATCTTAGGCCAACGTGCTTCAATCCATTTGATCTTATCCCAGAATGCCCAAGGCACGTCATTCTGTCTAGGTATAGCTGATAAAAACTTAACATCCATGCTGTTGTCTTTTGCCAACTGTTGAACTTCTTTTACCAGTCTATGGGCATCGGGCATTTCACCTAGTTCAGAATACAGTCTAGGATTAGCTGATATCAACGCCCAACCTTCTTGATCATATCTGACCCCACCCGGTGTGCGGAATCCTACTATAGGTTCTGCGTAGCCATCAAAGTCTGCTACTACACCGTCCATGTCTAAAAATATTGTTGCCATTAAAACCACCTTAATTTAAAATAAAGAGCGTCCACCGGATCCTCAAATCTAAAAGCAAATCCTTCTTTTGATCGCCAACCGTATAAATGATAACGACCACCTGGTGCAGTAGCTAACCATTCGATGATCACCGGTGGACTATGTCTTCCACTCTTTAACATGATATCCCAGGTTATTACTACTTCTTCCCACTCAGCTGGTGGCGGCCAATTGACAAAATGTTCCATCAGTCTAACTCGTTCTTAATACGCCATACGGCGATGCGGGTCAAAGGTCCTACCCGTCCAGTTTGCTCGAGACCTTTTGATTTTTGGAATGCTCGGATCTTTTCTTTGGTGCTGAGATCAGGCATGCGTTCACGACATACTTTACGATATTTATTAAAAACATGTATCAAGTTACAGTCTCGACCTGTAACAGAATCCAAGGCATGATCAGTCAAGGTCTTGCCAGTGGTGCCATAAGCCACTACATCACCTGCAGTTTTGGCAGTATCTACTGTTTCTGCTACTGCCACAGCGGTAGCACCTGCGCCCATGTTACCAGCTAGCATGGTCACACACCCCTGTAATAATAAACACATGCATAATATTAATCTCATAGATATTTTAATACAAACATGGTATAATCTTCGTCATGTTCAAAATCAAGATGGACTACGTCGACCCTATCGAAGCCCCCTGGGGCATCAGCTATGCTCCACACTTCTGTAGCCTTGCGTAACTGAAATTTAAGTTCTTTGCCAATACTCATGGCGGTATAGTCACGACTCAATCTGTGCCATAACTTACCCCAGTCTTGCTCAGTATAACTTAATGTTCTCATACTT